ATCAAACATGAGTGATGTTTGGAGTCTACTGCACGCGCGAATGATGGATTTTCTGTCATATTGCGCGGGCGGCTCGGAGGTTGATGACTTGTATTCGTATGAGGTGTCGGCTTTCTTGAGCGAGAATTGCGAAACCTACTCTCTTCGTGAGAGCAGGCTACGCACGGTTTTTGTGGACGTAGAGTTTGTGCAAATGCCGCCGGTTAAGGGCCATACCCATGGCTCCTCGGCGGCTGCGCGCAGTTCTGCCTCACTCCTTATCGATACAATTGCGCGCAATTGTGGGAAGGATGTAGTGTTCTTCCAAGGCTCTGCGGCGGACCAGCGTAATGGACGACTAACTTCACGGTCGTTCTATTGGTCCAAAGACCTTCATGTAACTCCAGCCCCGTACCGTCCCAAACCGGACGACATGGTGGCTATGGTGGATGTCGATTACCATATTGACATGCGTCGATTTCTTGCGACGAACTTTCGCCCCGTGCTCTTATACACGTTTCAACCCTCTAACGTGTGCAAGGATACTGGGGAGTATAAGTTTACCTTTACGGAGGAAAATGAAGTAGTCTACACCGTCTCTGGCGGTGGCTGTTACAAGCACCAGGTCTGGAATTACAACGGTGATTCAATCGTTGTTAAAACCAAACTGTTTGGCTTGATTCCTTGGACGCACTCGACTTTCGCAGTTGAGCGCCGCCAGATTGATGCAGATCATCAGGTGGTGCTGCTATGCCCCGTGGTAAAATATGTGGGCTTTTCTGCGTGGTTAGCCGAGGCTCAGATTTGTGGAAACGAATTAGAGCGGCTGAAAGTAACGACACGGAACACTTCCGCATCAGGCAAAGTGATCACCTTTTTGCGCATGACATCCAACCGTCAGGATGGTATGTTTGTGCACACTGGCATCGCCAATGGATACTCGAGTTCAACGACTCCAGCTTCCGTGGATGATGAGATCGCATGCCAGGTCCGGATGAACCCCAAAGCTGTAGTGGTTACAACTATTAAGTCGAAATTAAAAGATTCGACTGAAGGTTGTGAACTCCTTTTGGAGTACCACAAGACGGCTCAGGGGCATACGTATGGCCAGACGGTTGCGACTGTCGAAAGCCATGTGCGTAGTTACCAGTTTGTGAAAGAGATTGATGAGTTTGAGCCCGAGGCTAAACCGGCTGTAGTAGCTTTTATGAAGCCACTACTTGATGGTGCTTTTGCACCAGATGTGACGCGAGGAAATGAACAGAGGAGTATAGACAAACGCGTCAATGCCGTAAAGGACAAAACTCAAATAACCCCGTTTGTGCGCAAGGTTATCCAAGAGTTCGTGGATATGGCGTTTCCTGAGAAGCATATTCTTGACCCAGTGGGTGAAGAGGAGCTGCAGGCACGCCAAAATACACCAGCTCAACGGAAAATCCTTGAAATAGCAGACTTCACTGACACACCTGATCGTCGAGCCAAATCGTTCGGCAAGAGGGAGTGTTACCCTAATGTTAATGATCCTCGTAACATTTCGACCATCAACGGCGTGGACAAGAGAGCGTATTCATACTACATGTATTCGTTCACTGACTACCTGAAGAAGTTTGATTGGTATGCCTTCGGGAAGACACCAATTGAACTGAGTCGTAAAGTCGCGGAGATCTGTACCGGGGCGGTGATGAATGCTGCAAATTCGGATTTAAGTCGGATGGATGGCCGAGTAGGAAAGGTATTGCGGGAATTGGAGCAGCAGGTGATGATGGCTGCCTTCAAAACCAAATATGCTAATGAACTACTGGACCTGATTCGCTCTCAGCAGAATCTAAAAGGACAGACACGGTTCGGAGTCAAATACGACACTGAATTAGGACGTCTGTCTGGATCACCAGAAACATCTGCATTTAATACCTGGGACAACGCTTTTATTGCGTTTCTATGTTTCAGGAAAATGCGTGATGAGGATGGGGTCTATTATGATGCTGTAGCCGCCTGGCGCAAGCTAGGTGTGTATGGGGGAGATGACGGTCTTACGGCTGATATCGAACCGAACGTCTACGTGGAGGCTGCTAAGGCTGTGGGTCAAAAACTCACAATCGAGGCCAAGGTTCGTGGCGAGGTAGGGATTAAGTTCCTGTCCAGACAGTATGGGCCCACTGTTTGGTTTGGTGATCACACTAACGTGTGTGATTACGCGCGCCTCATGTCCAAGTTCCACACCACTGTAGCTATGCCGGCAAACATTACTGCTGCGTCAAAATTGTTTGACAAAGCGTATGCAGCTTGGCTGTCTGATAAGGACAGCCCAGTCATTGGACCTTACCTCAAGAAGGTTGTGAGTCTGCTACCACGAACGTTCAAGTTCACCAACTTGAATCAAAAGTGGATGCCGTTCTCAATCGATGAGGAGGTCCAGTATGAGAGCACCGATGCTGATTGGGCGGTCACTTTGTTTAGTGACCAATTACCCGATTTTAGTACTGGTGATTTCTTAGACTGGGTTGGAAAAATCAATGCAGTCGAGGAGGCGCTGAATGCTCCCCGTTGTTCTAAACGGGTTGAAGCTCAAGCACCACCGGATGCAATGGTGGTTGTCGACGATGAAATACTCGTCAGTGACCCTGCAGACCCCGTTCCAGAAATGGAAAATCTAAGCTTAACGGCTAGCAAGCCACGCCGTCGTAAAGCTAAGAAAGATCGACCCTCGCGCAAAGGTGTTCAAACTGCGCCATCCAGCGATTCCAATGCTGGACGTACTGAGTCTCCCAAACGGAAGCGTCCAAAAGACGTGGACGTGAAGGAGCTCACGCCTGAGGCGAAAACTCAGAAGAAGGGAAAACAGTAATTTTAACTGTTGTCCTTTTCCACCTA